ATGAAAGAAGTAAAAAGCGAGAAGGTAGCATTAAGAGTTACGCCTGAACAGTTGGCATTTTTAGAACGATGCAAACAAGAAGACGGTTGTAATACAATACAAAAAATAATTTATAATCTTATCAATAAAGAAATGGTTATTAGATAACAGGAGTGCTCAAGGATGAGTAAAAATAAAGGGAAGTTTTGGAATAGTGGTGCATTTAACAATCTTAAAGGTATGTCTAGTGATCCTGCCTACTCAACGTGGAGTAGTAATATAAAACGCTGCTTCTCTCTTAACTGGATGTTAGATAAAAGTAATTCAAAGGGATATAGACCATCTTATATACTCGCGTCATGTTCAGAAGATTTTAAGGATTTCGAGAAGTATTATAACTACTACAAAGAAAACTATCGTGAAGGGTATGTATGTGACAAAGATATTTTGTTCCCTCATAACAAACATTATAGTTTTGAAACATGTTGTTTTGTTCCTGAGTTTGTCAACATGGCTTTTGTGGTCAATGCTAAAAAAGGTAACTTTCCAATTGGTGTTAGTGCTGATGGTATGTTCTTTAAGATGAAAATTACTATCGATGGAAAGATTCATTCTACTGGTTGTTTTGTTACAGCTGATCTGGCACATAAAGAATGGCAACGTTTAAAATATCAATCAATCGTTGACATAGCTAATCGTTATGTACAAGTATCAACTACTGATGGTATGTACAATCAGATAGTGTTTGACCGCATTATGGAGCGGGCGAATGAAGTCAAATGGGATTATGACAATGGTTATGAAACATTTGAATTGAACATTGACGGCGTAGAACGAAAAGGAGAGAAATTTCTTTCTTACATCATGATGCAGGGTGAGAAAGTAATCTTAGATGTTTTCGATACTATAGAAGAAGCTCACGGTTTATGGCAGGACGCAACAGTTATCTTATTAGAAGAAAGACGAGATTGGTGGTTATCGAATAACCCAAATGATTCTTTGGTGAAAAATCACATCAATGCAGTAATTAAAAGACTACAGAATGATAGAGCGAATGGTGATATCACATTAGAGTTCTATAAGGTGTAAAGCTACCTGTAAGCCACTCAGAGCGATTCTTAGCGGTGCTAGATACTGGTGAGGTATTCAGTAGGGGTGAACAATTTAACTTCTATACGTTTGATTTACGGTGTGAGAATGCAGGGTCAATACTGCCTTACTACCGTCAATGTTTTAAGCAAAAGGTTTCACCTGTATCCATCTTAAAGTTACTTTTCATTTTAAAAGTTTCTAATGGATCGATAGTAGTTGAGATTTTAGATAGTGTTCAAGATCAATATAAGGATATGGCTAGTAAGATTTTGAAACACTAATTTTTCATTTGGTATAATCGTTCAAACGTACCGAAAAATGTCAGTAAAATAAGAAAGCCCTACTACGGATAGCAGGGCTTTTAGACAACAATTAACCCAAGGAAGGGAATTAATTATATGAGTATTTATGAAAATAAAAAGCTAAGTTATATCAGTAAAAAGTGTGGTAGTGGGAAAGGGGTTTATCTTCAAAAGGAAATCGAAACACAAGTTGAACATTTTGACAACTATCACTTAGTCGTAATGCCAACAAAGATCCTAATCGAACAATTCAAAAACTACTTTCTAGAATTCTGCGATAGTGTGACAGTAATTGTCAGTGACGATGATGTAAATTACAACGAGAACGTCCAGTTATTACCTCGTATCAATCAGGTATTACAAACAAAAACTTATAACATAGTTATGATAACTGAAAAAATGTTCTATCGTATCGAGCCTTCACGCTTATGCGATTGGAATGTTTGGATTGATGATTGTAATAAGTTTTGTGATTTGAAAATTCGTGGGATTAGGGAAGATGATAAAGAAGAAATACTGTCTATCTATAACAAACTATTTCTTACATCTAACTCTTACGCAGAAATCAGTTCTTGTGCAAATGATCCTGTTAACTTCAAGTATAAGAAAGTAGAAATGAACTTAAACATTAATCTTTCAGAAGATATGAAAGGTTTGCTCAATGTTTATCAAACGATGAAGTTTTATCATGAAGTAGTAATTTTAGAGGATTCCTTGCTCGGTAAAGTTAATCAGTTAGTGTTGGCAGGTTGGTATGACCTAACACGATATGTCGATGAAAGTATTAATATTACCTATCTAAGTAATGATTTCGAAAGTTCTTTACTCTATAAAAGATGGTCACATTTATTTCAAGAAGTATCAATCACGGTTGAGAATGAAACCAAGATTAAAGATAATGATTTACGTATAGATGTTAAGTATTTCTTTGATTGTACAAAAACAGATCGCGGATTGTCTAAGATAATGTTAGAAAATCAATTAGATGGCAACGTGAAGTTAGTTCAAGATTATCTTGAAAGTATTCTACAACACAATAATTACTACTGGACAACAAATAACAATAGTAAGTTTGTATTAAGTGGTAAAAATAAAATAACCCCTAACCAGCGTGGTATGAATCACCTTAAAGATATCGATGTTTGCGTCTTTATGGCAGCGATGAATGCACATCCTAATAGTTCAGAATACCTAAGCGATCTTTTTGATTTTACAATCGAAGATATGATTCGAGAATTCGAAATAGAAACGATGTATCAATTTATCTACAGATCCGTCGTTCGAGATTATGTCAGTAGTAAAAGAGTTACTGTCTATGTTTACGACTCAGAGCAAGCAAATGCTTTTAGTAGCGGATCAGTTGAGAAGATAGATCTAGGGTTGAGTAGTAGCAAACGGAAATCTGGTCCTAAAGTAAAAGTTGAAGCAGCACCAGAATTGAAAAGTAAATTCAAAAAGTGGAAATACAAAAATAATCACAGAGCTGACACTTTTATAAAATTTGATCTGTGGGTTGTGAAAGTGCTCAGATCAAATCCAGAATTTGAGGATGAAGACTTTCAAGGACTACGAAAAACTCTTTCAGTAGAGTAACAAAACAAAAGGGCTTAATTGCTCTTTTTTGTATGCAAATTAACCAAATGGGACTGCACTTGTATACTGAAAAGGGACTTATTCTTCTATATATATAGAGAGATAGGTCGCTTTTTTTGAGCCTGATTTATAAAAAAAATTAGCTGGTTCGCTAATGAGGTGAGTTTACGAGCCTCATTTAGAATCAGCTAGTGAGACTTTTATAGTTCGTCAAAGACGAACTTATGAAGTTAATCCACTTATTGTATTATTGTATTAGTATAAAAAGTCACAAGCTCGTTAACTCGCTCGGACTTGTATGAACTTTTTTGTTACCGACAAAAAGAGAAGTTCTACTTATTGAAAGAAGTTATACTTTGTCGGTAACAAAGAGCGTTCATACTTTTCTTTTTTAATAAGTTTTCCTTCTTTTTTGATACTGCTATGTGTTGGTAAGTAACTGCCTTGTGAGTATCTACCGCACTTCACTGTGTTCGTTTGCTTGGGTTATCGGGCTGTTAAAGCCCTTAGATATTATCAGCCGATAGGCATTACTGTTAGTGACCGTAGGGAACAACAGATACAAACAATCCCCTACATTTACCAGTGCAGTCTCAAAAACAATAAACTGTTTAAGTTTAAAATCATACTTAACTCAAATTTTATGATGAATTACATTTATTGTATTAACTACTATTGTAATAGTAAAAACTACTTAGTATTGTATGCTGGTAAACTACTGAACCCTACTAACAAAAGGAACATCAAACAATGGCTACTGATAAACCAGTTGTAATTCATACCGACAATCAAGAGTTTCGTAAACTACTGGATCGTTGCACAGTAGAGGGTTTTAAGTTCTCTGATAACAAAGAATTCATTGAGAAGTTGTTTGCTGATAAAGCTACTGAATGGGTTTCTGCTTTGAAAAACATGGCAAGTAATCTTCACTTGATTACTTCTGAGTTTAAGAAAGAAGCTGATCTTAAACGTAAAGATGCCATCTTGAAAGCCATCAACGACATGGATGATTCAGTTAAACAGGATCTTCTCGCCTCATTAGGTGTTCATACAACTAAATCTAATGCCAAGAAAGCAACAAGTGAACGTAAGCCAAGAACACCAACTTTCGATGTTGTTATTTTCGGCGGAGAAGAATACAAGATCAAAGGTGCGGGTCTGGGCTTCATCAAAACCAGTATTGATGGATTGACAGAAGACGAAGCCACTGAATTGTTTAAAAAACATGGCCTACCGCAAGAGGCTTTAAACTACAAAGGTCAAGCTAAGAAAGACTTTATCAACAAGTATAAAAAACAATAGCTGCCAATACTAAGGTAATCCCATAAGCCACCAATAAGAGTGGCTTTTTTAATTTAATAAATACTACTGTAATCATAAGTGACATTATAAATTACACACTCCAAACACAAAAAGGACTCATTAACGTGAGTCCTTTTTTATATCCATAAATACTGCATAGGAGAGTCACTACAAGGAGCAATACTATGGATATACATATCTCTCAAATCTTTAATTCAATGCGTCATAATGGCTTACACGCAGCCGCAGGGATGATGAAACCTACTGAACAATCTACTCAAAGTATCTATTGGGATGCATCTAACAATCATCGTTTCATAATCGAATACACCGATGAAGTATTAATTATCTACTACATTCCGCAAACAATAATCATACCTACTCCAGATCAGGTGAAAAATTTTGAAAGTATTACTTCTACTATAGATTTTAAAAGTGATGAAAAGTTTAATGCTTTTATAAATAACATACTACCAATTCAAAGTATCTACAGGGATTTGTTAGATGCTGCCATATCTTTAGCAATAAATAACAAAGGAAAAGTTATCGCGTTCAAATAAAAAGGATTTTAAATGGACTTTAATAATAAAATTTATACTGAGAGTGACTTCTCTGAATATTACAATGTAATGATTGATCTGTTTGGTGAAGAACTGGCAACAAGAGAACTTCATTTAGAATTAGAATCTTATAATTTGGGAAGTGAGCGTTATTTAAAGCGTTTGACTGCCAGTGTAGAACGTGAAGAAGTAACGAATGATGTAAGTGTTAAACCAATTATCCAAGTATTAATTCCATTAGTATCTGACTATATGAAGCAGTGGTTAAATACTGAATCAGAGAAGAAACCTCGACGTTCGGCACAATACCCAATACTACTGAAATTGAATCCTGATCTTGTCGCTTTCATTGGAATTAAACTTACTCTATCAAAACTAATTAAAAATGAAATGGTAACTGTTCAACATTGCGGTTCATCTATTGGACGGGCATTAGAAGAGGAATTGCGTTTTGGTAGATTACGAGAATTTGAGGAAGACTACTTAACTCGTATTGTTCAAGGAACTAACAAACGTGTCGGGACGAATTATAAAAGATTATATTTAACTTCAACTGAACAGCACATTATTGATCAAAACAATGAAGTAGAGAAGTGGCAACGGTGGAGTAACGCAGCGGCAATTAATCTTGGTGTAAAAGTCCTGGATTTTATTATTAGTTCAACAGGACTTTTCGAACGTGAATTGGTTACTGTTAAAGGTAAGACTCACGCAGAATTGAAAATAGCTCCTGCCTTTAAACAGAAAATAGCTGGGCGTGCATATGCTCTCAGTAGTATCTCACCAATTTATCAACCAATGATTATTCCTCCAAAACCTTGGACAGATTTACATAATGGTGGCTACTACTCAAAAGGTAGAAATCCACTTTCGTTTATCCGTATCAACAATCAACAAGCATTATCACGATATGAAGATGTTGATTTAGAAAGAGTATTCAAAGCTGTAAATATTGCTCAGGATACCCCCTTTAAGATTAATGATAAAGTATTAGCAGTAGTTGAACGAATTTATCAATGGGACTTCCCCGTAGCAGATATACCAGCCGCAAATGAAATCGAGTTGCCAGCACGTTATCAAGGTATGGATGAAGACACACCAACTGGTAGAACACTACTTAAGAAGTGGAAAAAAGAATGTGTCCCCGTCTATCGCAAAGAGAAAGGGCGAGTATCCAAACGTTTAGCTACTGAATTCATAATCAATCAGGCCAAGAAATTTCGAAACGAACGAGCAATTTACTTTCCTCATAACTTAGATTTCCGTGGTCGCATTTATGCAGTCCCACTTTTTAATCCTCAAGGAAATGACTTAACTAAAAGTCTCTTAACTTTTGCCAATGGTAAACCAATAGGTGAGCGGGGATTTTATTGGTTAAAAATTCATGGTGCTAATGTAGCGGGTATTGATAAAGTCAGTTTTGACGAACGTATCAAGTGGATTCACCAAAACGAAAACCTAATAATTGCTTGTGCTACTGATCCTTTGAACAATCTTGAATGGGCTGTTATGGATCAGCCATTAATGTTTTTAGCTTTTTGTTTTGAATACTATCAAGTAAAGATTCATGGTTTAACATATGTCAGTTCACTACCAGTTAGCTTCGATGGTTCGAATTCTGGTGCACAGCATTTTTCTGCAATGCTACGTGATGAGAACGGAGCAACAGCGGTAAATTTACAACCATCAGATAAACCACACGACATCTATCAAATAATTGCTGATAACGTTAATACTGTTTTGCAGAATGATTTACTTAATGGAACAGAAAATAAAGTTAAAGTAAAAAATAATACGGATGGTTCTGTATATGAACAAACTGTTTATGGAACTAAAGACCTAGCAAGGCAATGGTTACAGTTCGGTGTGTCAAGGAAGGTCTGTAAGCGTCCTACTATGACAGTAGTTTATAGTGCAACTAAGTATGGGTTCTCAGATCAGATCATGCAGGACACGGTTAGACCTGCCATTGATGATGGGACTGGTTATATGTTTTTAGAACCTCGCCAAAACTGTCAATACTTAGCAAATCTAATATGGGCTGCTTGCCAAGAAACAATAACCAGTGCTATGCACATCATGGAGTGGTTAAAAGAAGCTGCTAAATTGTTAGCAAAAGAAGTGGTAATCAATGGTGTAGTAGTTAAAAAAACACTGCCTGTATTTTGGGTTACACCTGATAATTTCCCTGTATGGCAATGTTATCTTAAACAAAGAAAAGTAAGTATATCTTCATTAATACTTGGTAGAACAACACGATTAAAAGTTTCAGAAGATGATAGTAGCGGGGTAATCAATGCTGCAAAACAGGCAACAGGCGTAGCCCCTAACTTCGTACATAGTATGGACGCTACTCACCTACGAATGACTGTCAATCACGCTAATAGCAAATACGGAATAACTTCGTTTACATTGATACATGATTCTTTTGGAACAGTGGCAGCAGATGCAGATAATTTATTCAAAAGTATTCGAGAAGCCTTTGTTGATATGTATGAACACAATGATGTTATTCAAGAGTTCTACTATCAATTTGAAAACCAACTACATGAAACTCAACTACAAGAAATGCCAGCAATCCCAACTAAAGGTAACTTTGATATTAGAGAAGTATTGAATAGTAAGTATTGTTTTGCATAACAGGGAAAATATATAAATGGAATTAAAATATGGAACAGCAATGTTCATTGCTGATGAACCAGATAATATTAAAGTGTGGTTACAACGCCGAGATGGGATCTACTTTGTTCGATGGAACGATGAACCAGAAATTGAAATAACAGAAGGCTACTTAATAAGTCTTGAACCGGAAGATGTTTTCTATATAAGTCAATTAACACTAATGATAGATGAACTTGATAATCCAGAAACAGAAGACTAACTAACAGCCAGCCTAACAAGCTGGCTTTTTTATTGGCGTTAACTATTAGAGGAAACCAATACAGGAGATTAGTATGAGTATTATAGCCAATACTGAAAAATATATTGTAGTAGTAGAATCAAGATTAGGCCGACAACAATACACGATAAGAGCATTAAATTTTGAAGAAGCAAACACAACTGCAAAGCGAGACTTAGTAGAAGGGACGATACTGATCAGTATTAAGTTAAGTAAAATCCAATGAGTAAGATTAACAAATACCGTTCAGGATTTGAAAAGGTCGTTGCTGATAAATTAAACCCTGATGAATTCAGTTATGAAAGTAACAGTTATGAATACACAGTAGTAAAAAAATATAAGCCGGACTTTCAATTAAGTAATGGAATACTGGTTGAAACTAAAGGTCTATGGACAAGTGAAGATAGAACAAAACATAAGTTAGTAAGAGAAGCCAATTCAGAATTAGATATTAGATTTCTTTTTCAACGTGATAATAAATTAAACAAAAATTCCAAAACCAGATATTCAGACTACTGTAAAAAAATGGGGTGGAAGTATGCAATAGGGAACGAGATCCCCAAGGATTGGAGAGATGAACATTTACCAAATGCTTCTAAGGGATGAAGGGAAGCGTAATATACTATATAAAGATACTTTGAATTTTTGGACTGTAGGAGTAGGGCATTTAGTTACAAAGTCCTCAAACAAGAATGAAGCATTTGCAATTTTAGATAAAAAATTTGGAAGAGTGACTAACGGAACACTAACAGATATAGAAGTAGAAAAACTATTCAACGAAGATATTCAACGAACCATTCAAGATATTCAACGTAGTTCATTTTCCGCACTGTATAACTCTCTTGATCCGATTCGCCAAATGGCACTGATTAACTTCTGTTTCCAATTGGGTATAGCAGGGGTTTCTACATTTACTAATAGTATAAAACTACTACAAGCTAAAGAGTGGGAACAAGCAGCAATCAACCTACAGAAAAGTAAATGGTTTTCTCAAACACCTAATAGAGCAATAAGAGTAATAGAAGTGTTCAGAACAGGAAACCTGAATAGTTACAAATAATAATAACAGGAATAACTAAAGTGATTAAATTTAAGAAACGAATCTACACTAATAAAATTATTGTGGATTCAACATATACAGGAGAAGACGACTATAAACTACGTGATTTGCGTCAACTTGTAAAAGAAGAGGGTGCATTAGAAATTAAAGCGAACTTTGTAATATCAAAATCAGGTGAAATAGAAATAGCACGAAATGTTGATGAAGTATCAGGATTAGGCACTGACACTATTGTGATACTACTTGTGGGAAGTCCTGAATGCATATCAGAAGAACAACTATCAGGACTAAATACATTACTTGAGCAACTACAAACATTGTACCCAACTACTGTAGTAGTAGAAAGTGAAGAAATAAGTAAACGTATCCTATAAGGAAAGGTATAAGGAAAATAAAATGATAACTACTGACATTAAAGAATTAGCGAATTCAGATAGTTTACCAGTAATAAACAAAGATGCATCAGACTACTTGTTAGTCGCATTCACTTTTGAATATCTAAAAATGAGTGGTGTTCTGGACTCTATGAGAATGAATGGAATGTCTGAATCATTTATTAGTGGATATATCGAAGGTGTTTTTAGTGCATTGCAAACAATCGATAGATTAGCGAATCCGCAAGATTTATATGAATAAAGGTGGCATAACGAATAATAATCCAAAAGATAGATTCAAAACCATTCAATCCAAATCAACAATAGAGCATCATTTAGTGATTGATAACACTATTGTGGGGATGGGTAGTGAAATATTGAAATTGGAAAAAACAATCAAAGATAACTGTATGAGAATAGATTTACGTGAATTCGTCAAGGATGGATTTACTGAAATTTTTGCAGTTTCAGAAATAGAAAAAATTTTAAACATAATTAGCACATACATTGTGCATGGAGGATTATAAAATCTGCTTCTCCCCTAAAGTTTCAATTCCTAAATCTACTATATCTGCAACACCATTAGAACCAGCCCCCTTAGCCGATACGGTTGAAGGTGTAAAATTTGGTTCCGATAGTTCTGATGATGAAAAGAATGGAACTGAATCATTAACTGTAAAAAAAGATACTTCTGACGAAAACCAAGAGCTATCACCAAACAACACAACAAGTTTAAGCAATATTAATGCTTCTACTCTTGGCAAATCAATTAAACGTAAATCCGTATTTGGAGGAAAACAATAATGGGATTTTTTAAATCTATTACTAAAGCAATATCAAACGTAGTCAAAAAAACAACTGATCCAATCACAAAAGCTGCTGCCACTGTTATTGGTCAAGAAAAAGGTGCCGAACCTGTAGTTATTGCTGCACAAGAAGCAGCAGCACCAGCCGCCGCACAAGCAAACTTACCTGATAAACAAGATATTTCTACTGAAGATGATTCAACATCGGAGAGTGCAAAAAGAAAACTTAATGCCAGCGGTAAACGCTCTTTATCAGTAGCTCGTTCAAGCGGAACAGGGATCAATATCTAATAAGGAAATAATATAATGGCTTCAAGGAAGAAGACAAAACAACCTAAAACGCGTGAAGGTTTAGCCAGAAATGGTGCGGCTCAAACTTATAGTAGTTTATTGTCAGATCGTGATATGTATATCCAACGTGCTTTAGATTGTGCACGTGTAACAGTCCCATCATGGTTTCCTGATTCTGATGATAATGCTTCAACACAATATAAAACACCTTACCAAAGTATGGGGGCAATGTGCGTTAATAATCTAACGGCAAAATTAACCAATGCCCTGTTCCCAATGCAACAGCCGTGGTTCAAATTAAATTTAAACGAGTTTGTTTTAAAACAAGTAGAAAGTGATAAATCACAAATGGCTCTTGTCGATCAAGGCTTATCCATGTGTGAACGTATTCTAATGCAATACATGGCAGATAATAGTTATCGAGTAACACTTACTGAAACAATGCGACAACTTGTTATTAGTGGTAATGCACTACTTTATATTACACCACCAGAAACAGGCGTGACGTATAACCCCTGTAAACTTTATAAGATTCACAATTATGTTGTTCAGCGTGATGGTTATGGAAATGTTCTACAGATAGTGACTAAAGAAAAGATTGCCTATGCAGCACTACCAGAAGATTTAAAAGAGACTTTGGATATTAATAACAGTTATGAAGATACTACTGATATAGATGTTTATACTCACATTTATCTTGATGATACTACTGGAAAGTATTTGTCGTATGAAGAAATCGACGGTGCAGAAATCCCAGGAACAGAGGCTACCTATCCACCGGATGCGTTACCGTGGATTCCAATTCGGTTAAATCGCTTAGACGGGGAATCATACGGACGTTCTTACACTGAGGAATATTTGGGTGATCTGCGTTCGTTAGAGAACTTATCTAAATCGATATTAGATATCACTATGGTAAGTTCAAAAGTGATAGGACTTGTAAACCCTACTGGTATTACGCAACCACGCCGTTTAACTCAAGCTAAGAGTGGGGACTTTGTAGTAGGGAATCCCAACGACATTGCTTATCTGCAAGTAAACAAAACTACTGATTATCAGATGATTCAAAACATGATTGGTCAGATCCAACAACGTTTGGCTACGGCTTTCTTATTGAATAGTGCTGTTCAACGCCAAGCGGAGAGGGTAACGGCTGAAGAAATACGCTACATGGCTGACCAACTTGAACAGGTCATGACGGGGGTATATTCAGTTTTGAATCAGGAGTTACAACTGCCAATTATCCGTGTTCTTTTGAATCAACTACAAGCAACTAAAAAGATTCCAGATCTACCTAAAGAAGCACTCTCACCAAATATATCTACGGGTGTTGAGGCGTTAGGCAGGGGTCAGGATTTAGAAAAATTAAATCAGTTTGTTCTGGCGATGGCGGCAGTAACACAACTACAGCAAGACCAAGATGTAAATATGGGTACGTTGAAACTACGTATTTGTAATGCGTTAGGTATCGATACAGATGGGTTATTACTGTCAGATGCAGAGAAACAGCAAATCCAAATGCAACAAATGCAGCAACAAGCCATGCAAAGTGGTGCAGGAGCATTAGGGCAAGGTATGGGGCAGATGGCTACACAAAGTCCTGAAGCTCTATCACAGGCCATGCAAAACATGGGCGTTGATCCATCTCAGATGAGGCAATAAACAAAAAAAAAGAAATAGGGGATGATATCCCCATCAAGGAAGAATAATAAATGAGTGAAAATATATATCAAGAATTTGGTGGTTCCGCTGATGCGATTACAAGCGATGGGTCTTTAACAGAACATGAAAAAGCAATGTTAGAAATGGATGTATCAGCACGTGATGGTGATGATGCAATAGAACTTTCAGAAGAAGATGAATCTACTATTGAAGAAGAACAATCTGATGATGAACAAAGTAATGATGAAACACCAGAAATAACAATCAACAAAGAAGAAGCTACCAGTCTTGAATCAGCAAGTAATGATCTTAAAGAAGGTGTTGATGGTCTTCAAAGTATGATTGACGTAGCAGTAGTAAATGGATTGCCACAAGATACTGTCCAATCTATTATGCAAGAATACATTGATACACAAAAACTATCAGAAGAAAGTTTAAAACAATTAGAAGAACATGGTTTTAGTCGTAAGTTCGTTAATAACTATATTGCAGGGCAACAAGCAATGGTTGAGCGAATGGCACAAGGACTTGTTAACTTTGTTGGTGGTTCTGATAATTGGGAAGCTATTACTGATTATCTCGAAAAGAATGATACTGATACGTTAGATTCTCTACAAGAAGCATTAGATTCTAATAATATCCGTCAAGTAAAAACAATCTTAACACTAACACAGAAAACAATTAACTCTACTAAGACTGCAAAATTCGGGACTAAATCAAATCGTTCAGTAACTAAATCTGCTAAACCTCAAATCCAAACACAAACTAATACTGTAAAAGGATTTACATCTACTCAAGAAATGGTTGATGCGATGAGTGATAAACGATATGCACGTGATCCTAAATACCGCTCAGAAGTAGAAGCAAAAGTATTACGTAGTAACTTCTAATTATGTTACCTACAGGGGAATTACCTTTCCTCTTATTTGGTAATTCCAAAAGTTTCTAATTACATCAAATGGATTTGGTGTTCTAAAAAATAAATTAAAAAAATCTTATATAACACGGAGGTTATATATATATGTCTAACATTAATGGTGGATCTTTCCAAGGTCTTGATCAGGGTAAAGGTTCTGTATCCGCAGATAAACTAGGTATGTTCCTAAAAGTATTCGCGGGTGAAGTATTAACAGCGTTTCAACGCCGTAGTGTAACTATGGACAAAATTACTACTCGTACAATTACCAGTGGTAAGTCTGCTTCATTCCCTGTATTGGGCCGTGCATCAGCTCATTATCTATTACCTTCTGAAAGTTTAGATGATAAACGCAGCGGCATGAAAGCCACTGAAAAAGTAATTACTATCGACGGATTGCTAACAGCCGATTGTCTGATTTTTGACATTGAAAATGCAATGAATCATTTCGATGTTCGTGCTGAATATGCAAATCAGTTAGGTGAATCCATTGCTATCGCGTCTGATGCTGGTGTGTTGGCTGAAATCGCAAAACTGGCTAATACTGATGAAACACTTGAAGGGCTTGGTGCTCCAAGTGTTCTTGAAATTGGTGATAAAGCAACTCTCGCAGAACCTAAAGTATTAGGCCAAGCGGTAATCGACTATCTTATTAAAGCACGTGGATCACTAACTCATAATTATGTGTTATCTGGTGATCGCTACGTATACGTTCTACCTGAAACATATAGTGCAATTCTATCGGCTTTAGGCCCAAACTCAGCAAACTTTAGTTCAATGGGCGACCTTGAAAAAGGTGTTCTTACAAATGTTGCTGGATTTACCATCGTTGAGGTTCCTCACTTTGTTCAAGGTGGGGCAGATGGCAAGCACTCATTCCCAACTACTGGCAAAGTTACTGCAACTAACGTTGTAGCTCTAATTGCTCACCGCAGTGCTGTCGGTCAAGTTAAGCTAAAAGACACTTCGATTGAACGTGCTCGTCGTCCTGAATATCAAGCTGATCAAGTAATCGCTAAATGTGCTGTCGGTATCGGCGGCCTACGTCCAGAAGCGGCAGGTGCATTAGTATTCACTGCTTAATATAAATATAAAAAATTATAATAATTTTACCCATATCCACAATTGTGGGTGTGGGTTTTTTTTCTTCACGGAGGAAGAGAATAAATGGCAACAACTTATCAAAGTAATATATACAGTGCTACTACTCTTGATTGTGTAAACGATATTATATCTTGTATCGGAGAGCCTAGTGTAACAACACTTGATAGTTCTAATGTAGATGTAGTCAATGCATTGCGGATATTAGATAGAGAAAATAGAAAGTTACAAATGCGTGGCTGGACATTTAACATTGAATTAAATCAACGATTAGTCCCTGATACTTACAGTAAACTAATATCATGGGTTCCTGCTTATATTACTGTATTAGAACCAAACAAAAGAACTAATTATATAAATCGTGACGGTTATGTTTATGACCGTGTAAACGAAACAAATCAATTTACAGCACCGATTGTAGTAAACATTATTCGTATGCAAGAGTTAGATTCTATCCCTGATTGTTTCTTACAACTAATCGTAGCTCGTTCTTGTCGCCTTTTTAATAACCAATATTTCGGAGCATCAGAAATTGATGGTATGTGGCAAGCACAAGAGCAAGAAGCATTAATTAGATGTAATGAATATGAAATGGACTTTGGTCACTACAACATGTTTACCGATGATGCTTATATCCAATTTCAACAATATAGATAATAGGAGTTAAACAAATGGCTCTTATTAGTCAAGAAATTAAAAATCTTGTTGGTGGCATTAGCCAACAACCTGATAACCTACGTTTTTCAGAACAAGGTGAACAACAAATAAATGCGTTTAGTTCTGAAACTGACGGATTGCAAAAACGTCCACCGACTGTATTCGTAAAGCGATTAGGTGATAAAGCATCATTAAGTAGTAAACCACTCGTACATTTAATAAATCGCGATTCTACGGAACAATACTATGTCGTTTTTACTGGAACAGGAATCAAAGTGTTCGATCTTAAAGGCAAGGAATACCCAGTAACAGGTGATATGGCTTATGCCACTGTTAGCAATCCTCGCGATTTTTTAAGAATGATTACAGTCGCAGATTATACGTTTATCGTTAACAAATCTAAGACAGTTGCGGCTGGCACAGAACTAACTCCTGCATTCGATTCGGCTCGACGGGGGATAGTAAATGTCCGTGGTGGTCAATATGGGAGAACACTACAGGTTGCCGTGAACGGAATTTGGACAGATGCCTATACGTTACCTAACGGCTCGACGGCAACGGATATAAACGCAGTTGATGCACAAGCAATTGTTATACAACTGGCGGCAAAACTTCGTGCCAAACTAGCAGGATGGACGATTAATGAGGGTGAAGGGTATATCGAGATTATCGCCCCAGCATCTACAACAATAACCGGACTTCAAACAAAAGATGGCTATAACAACGATCTGATCAGTCCTGTATGGAAGCAAGTATCTCAGGTTTCAAAACTTCCATTAGTGGCTCCTGATGGCTATGTAGTAAAAATTAGTGGTGTTGCGAACAGTAGCAGTGATGATTACTACGTAAAATTTCAGAAAGATAATCGTATATGGAAAGAATGCCCTGCACCGAGTATAAAAGCAGGCTTAGATACAAACACTATGCCACACGTTTTGATCCGTCAATCTGATGGTTCTTTTGAATTTACTACTTTCTCTTGGGGTACACGTAAAGCAGGTGATTTAGACACGAATCCTGATCCCTCATTCGTAGGCCAAAGTATCAATGACATTTTCTACTTTAGTAATCGTTTGGGTTTTTTGAGTGGTGAAAACGTCATTCTATCCCGCCCCGCTAAGTATGGTGAATTTTACGTTCCATCAGTATCAGTTCTATCAGATGATGATCCAATTGATGTTGCTACATCTGATTCAAGAATCAACATACTTAAGTATGCCGTTCCGTTCAGTGAACAACTACTACTATGGTCTAATGATTCACAGTTTGTTCTTAGTAAGAATGGAACACTTACTACCAAAAGTATTAATGTCGATCTTACTACTAACTTCTCAGTATCAGATTATGCTCGTCCGTTTGGATTAGGTCGTGGTGTATACTTTTGTAGTCCTAGATCTACATTCAGTTCTATCAATCGCTTCTACGCAGTTCAAGATGTAACTTCTGTAAACAATGCCGATGATATTACCGCTCACGTTCCTAATTATATTGAGAATGGTGTGTTCAGTATTGCAGGAAGTAACACGGAAAACTTTATTACTATACTGACTGAAGGTAATCGAAACTCAATTTACTTATATAAGTTTCTGTATATAACAGAACAGATAAGACAACAAAGTTGGTCTTCATGGGAATTTCCAGAAGATTTTCATATACTGGCGTGTAATAGTATTAACAGTAAAGTATATGTTCTTTTTGATAGTAATGCAGGTGTGTATCTTGAAATAATGGACTTTACACAGAACACTAATGATCTAGTTGGTGAACCATATCGTTTATATGTAGATGGGAAAGTTACTTATACTATACCTATTGGAAATTTTGATAATAACAACTACATTACTCGTATTGATTTGAATTTAATATATGGTGGCGTAGGTTGGGATACTAATTATAAAATCATTTTACCAGATGGATTCGTTTATGATATAGAACAACCAACAGAAGGGTGGAATTCTACCAATTCTGTATTGAAGATAACAGGTAACCTATCAGGATTAAAAGTTATAGTCGGTAGAAATTTAAACTTCCTATATCAGTTCAGTAAACTACTAATCAAACAAACAGCAGAAGATGGTTCAACATCTACTGAAAGTTCTGGAAGATTACAACTCAAACGGACATATCTCAACTATAAAGATACAGGTGCTTTTGATATTATAGTAGACAATGGTTCAATCCAATATGTTTATAATCAATCAGGTGCATTAATCGGAACTAATGATTTAAGGGTTGGTAATCTTAATATTCAAACTGGTCAAGTAAGATTCCCTACTACTGGTAATGCTAAAAATATTGCGGTAACACTATTCAGCGATTACCCAACGCCACTATCAATCGTCGGGTGTGGATGGGAAGCAATGTATCAAAGAAGAACTAACGGAATGTAATAGAAAACCACGCTTAATGGCGTGGTTTTTTTTCATTCACGTTTCCTATAAGGAATAACCTTACAAGGAATTAGTGAATGGAAATCATACCTACAACAATACAACATATATTGGAAATTAGTGAAAATATAACTAATGAAGATCTTAATGAATTCAAGAAATATAAAACTTATGTTCTAAAAGATGAATCAATATCATTACTTGAACACTTGGTTATGGCTTCATGTGATTATGAAATTTATACAATGATTCATGATTCAGTAGTTATGGCTATAGGTGGTGAATTTAATGGGTGTGTATGGTTTCTAACATCTAATTACTTAGGCCAACAAACAAAAGAAATTAAAAAAGAATTCATTACTGTTATGAATGAACATAAAGAAAAAGTTTTAGATGAAACTGGTTATATCTGGAATTTTATTTGGGAAGGTAACTCAACACATATCAACTTTTTGAAAATGATGGGTGCTGAGTTTCCAGTAGTAAAAGAAGAAATACCAGAAGAATTTAAACTTTTCATTATTAGGAGAAAATAATATGTGTGCTCCACTAATAGTAGGTGCAGTCATGGCTGTTGCAGCGGTCGCAAAAACTACAATGCAAAACAAAGATGCTGCAAAAGCAGAAGGACAACGTGCCGATAATGCCCGTTTACAGGCTCAAGAATATGTAAAACAAAACAACTACAACCAAGCAAATTTAAGTCTTCAAAACCGTGATTCCTTTGAAAATGCGATACAACAAATGACCGCCAAGAACATGCAAGGTACGCAGAATCTAGGGGCTATTGATACTTCTATATCCGAATCTGGCATGAAAGGTAATAGTATGAATCGCTTACGTAGAAACGTTGAAGCGTCTAATGATGCAGAAGCCCTTAATGTAACTAATGAATATAAACGAAATTACTCTCAGATATTTGGTCAACAAACAACCAGCCAACAACAAGCCATATCAGCGATTAGTGGTCTTGATCAGGATGCAAAAAAACAAAGTAACGGTTCTCAAATAATGGGAACGGTAATGAGTGGTGCTCAAGGGTTTTTGAGTGGTTACTCAATGGGGGGAATGTTCGCTGGAAGTGCTGGAACCGCTTCAATGTTTGGTTCAACTGCTGCTGCTAGTAACACTGGTGCTGCTGCCAGCAATACGGGTGCTATGGGTATGTCTACCAATTTCAGTTCATATACAGGCTAATAGGAGTAAAAAAATATAATGGCTAAGAATAACTCAATAGCTCAAACGCTAGGCAATATGCAACAGACCGTAGCACCAACTAATGGTTCTGCTTCTATCAGTTCATCATACACACCAAATACAGTATTAAACCCTGTATCAACACCATCAGGAGCATCGCAAGTCTTAGGTTCTTTGATGGAGTTTGCCAAAACTGGTTCCGCTGCATATCAGGAATATGACAAGTTTAAACAGCAAGAAGCTGATACTCGTAGTAATGAAATTTTAGAGAAACTGTCACCTGAACAACGGGCGGCGGCTTTACAAAACGGCACGTTGCTATACCAAGATGATCCTTGGACGATGAAAGCTCTCAAAACAAAAGTGGCACAAAATGCTTCGCTGATGGCCGACAACCAAATCATAGAGAACATCAAGAAAGGGACTTATAACTCTCAGAAAGATTTACATGATGATATGTACAACTCACGTGCTCAGGCCGGACAACAAGCGGCAGAACTCAACGGCTTTGATTACAATGATCCTGACTATCAAAAGGGATTTGCTACTAATGCCAGTCAACGTAATTACCAGCTACAAGAAACCCAAGCACAATGGGAATCGGCTCAAATTCAAAAGACAAAGAAACTACACGATGCGGTTTCGTTAAGTGGTTTTATCAACACGACTCCACAGTCTGACGCTAATACTACTGCACAAGGCATTTATGATTATATTGTCGGTAGTGGCGGTTCGTATGACGATCAAGTCCAGCTAATATCACAGGCAATGCAAGGGCTATCTGGTGTTGCGGGTGGTGCTCAGGTTTTACAGAAAATCCGAGGAATGGATTTCAAGCTATACGGGCAGACTGCGAATATTGATCAGCTATACGGTAAAGAAGGAGTTGAGCAATATATAAGCAAAGCAGGGATGAGTAACTATGCGTCTAATCGTGAGTCCAGAAATTCATTTCAAGACCGTGCTTCTATAGCCTTAACAACGGATGATTTGAATGTCGCTCAATCATCATTAGCTGAATTGTCACTCGAACTAGACCGTACACAGCCAGGTCAATACGACACACCAGAACGCAAGCAACTAGACCAAATCAAAGAGGGAATACTTCGTAAACAAGCAGCTCAGTCTCAACAACGGAATGAATTGTTTGCTAAACAAGCTCAACAAGATAACCGTGCGGAAGTGCTCTATAACCAAATGTCACGGGCAGCAAATGGTGATACTACCGCAGTAGTAGATTTCAACGGTCAAACTACTAATATTTCATCAGGTAATTATACAAAAGAGGATAGTATTAATGCGGCGAATCGTTACTACTCAAATATAATGAACAACGATAAACTAACTACAGAAGAAAAAACTAATTCTGTTTTAAATCTTGCTGCCAATACACCAAAAGATCAAGGTATCAATGTTGTATTAACAGAGAAGATTAATTTAGCTTCAAGTGAAATGAGTTCAGCCGGATTAAAAGGGCAATTGGACTTTAGTATAACACCAAATCTAAATAACTTAATTCAAATGTATAAAACTAATCCAAGTGCATTAGCTAACGCATTAGCAGGTGATAAAGACTCGATGAAATTATACGGTCAATTGGCAACGCTTAGTGGTATGGCAGATAATGGTATAGATCCAACAATCTTTATTACTGGTCAACAAAAAATGGCAAGTATGGATGCAATTCAACAAGCGGATCTACAAAAGAATAGTAATACATTCTATACCAAAACATTCAATGACTCTCGTTTTAAAGGCATGGGTGGTTTACCTGCTCAAATATCAAAATCAATTTTTGAAAACTACTATGCATCTACTAATGATATAGATGGTGCAACATCTGCGGCTCGTTCATTTCTAAATAACAATGTGGTTGATGTTTCCAGTAGTGAATCAGGTTCTAATGGTCAATTGTTGAAATCATCACTTCAAGTTACCCCCGATGTTAAGTCCATTCAAATTGGTAAGGATATAGTAAACTCTAAAGTAAATGATTTAGTGAATCAGTATCCCGTATTGAAAGGTAAATTGAATATATCTACTGCCAGTGATGGAACCATTATGATTACTGATCCATCAACAGCATTGAAAGGTGTTACGGGCCAATCATATATTAGAATTACCAGACAAGACCTACAGCAAGAATATGCTAAACAACTACAAATACAGAAAGAAGCTAACGATAAAGCAGTTAGTAAAGAAGAACAACGTATTATTAATACACCTAAAGTTGATCTTTCTTATGATGCCTACGGGACTTTCGATAAGCGTGAAGAAGACGCGAACCTACAAAATAATCCATTTGGAGGTTTAACCAAATAATAGGAGATAATTAAAAATGGTTGACAATAAAAAAGCTAATCCATATCAGGATGTGATTAATACTGCTGCTGCAAAATACGGAATAGACCCACTTTACTTAACTAAGCTAATACAAGTCGAAAGTGGGTTTGATCCTAATGCAAAAAGTCCTACTGGCCCACGTGGATTAGGCCAATTTACGAAAGCCACTGGTGCAAAATATGGTTTAGTTAAGGATGAAGATTTTTATAATCCAAATAAATCTATTGATGCTGCTGCTTGGCACATTAAAGACTTACTCGCATCAAACAATAATGATTATGTGAAAGCTGGACTTGCTTACAATCAAGGTGAGGGAACAGGGGGTAAACCACAACTTGCTGCTTATGAAACGGGTGATTACGCTATGATAAGTAACGAGGGACAAAATTACATTCGTAATTTTAAAGAGTGGGATAATGGTTCAAATGATAAACTAACTGAGTTTTTAAATACTCCTAAACAAAAAGTTATTAATGGTGATAGTCGTAATGTTTATGGTGGTGGTGACAACACTACTATTCAGCCCGTTGAGCCAGTAACGACATTAACAGGTGATAATAAAAACGATATTAAAAGTGATCCGTTCAACATGCCTACTCAGGCGTCTTTAAGACTTACACCAGTTACGGAGATCCCACAGATAGCCAACAACTATGAAGCTGATATGTTTAACCAAACGGGTAAAACCGTTCAGGAAGTTGAAGATCCTACCTTATGGCAAAGAACCGTAAATGCAGGTGATACTATTGGTGATTATGCGTCCAAATCCGTAGCCAACGGTATATATCGAGCTATCAATTATAGCCCAGAGGGAACCTTAAACTACTTAGATGATCGTTTCAGATTTGCAGCAACAAATAGCTACACGCCTGATAATGATGATTTTGCCTATGCTCGTTCTAAGGGCGTTTCCGCCAATAACTACAGTATGCTTGAGGGGGCCAGTAGTAAAGATGGTTGGAAGTATGCTGTAGATGATGCGGTTCGTCTTCAAAGCGTTCACCAGAAAATTGATGATAGTAGTTCTACTACTGGCCATATTTTAGGTTTTGCTACTGATATATTGTTAGATCCAACTTCTTATATTCCCATAGCTGGTTTCATCGGGCGTTCGATGAAAGGAGTGAAACTGGCTAATAATATGCTTGTACGAGCCGCAGAGGGCGTAAGCTACTCAGTAGCTTCAACTGCTGCTCATAAGGCATTCGGCGGCGATGAAGCCCACTATGGAACAGCTACGGTGTTTGGGGCTGCATTGGGTGCGGGTTTTGGAATAATCGAAAATCGTTTTATAAACAAGTCGGTAAACAAAGTCCTGTCGTTAAAAAATGGTCAGGAAGACGCCGCTCAGAAAGTAGCTGATACTTTTTCAGACAATGCTATTTCCACAGGCCAACGTATTGAAGCACGCGAATCAGCGGCAACGTTGAACGGTCAACGTATGGACGTGTTGCCACCAGACCCAAATGCACCACCTACTTTTGTCAGTGAAGGTAACTCGTTTTGGGATCATCCTTTTGATACAGATGCGGTTGTTATGCGTGACGGATCTGTTATTGATGGCGGTAACGCATTAAACCCAAAAACTATGATGAATGTTCGTGAATTAATGAACGGGCGTATTCCTGAGAATACTTCAGTAATCCCTACTACTAAACCAGTAGAAAACTCGACTGCCAATATTGCCCCACAACCCACTAAAGCAACAAGTGGTGACATTGTAGAAAATGCGGTCAACGGATTAGATGCTACTGGTAATAAAGTAGTAAATGATGTTGTTCATGAACCTACTTTAGTAGAACAGTTATCTTCTAAAACGGATACACCTAAAGCATTTCATATCAATCTAGGAAGTTTTACTGAGATTGGTAACTCTATGATTGGTTCAAATGATACCTTTGTTAGAAATTTAGGTAGTAAGTTATTTCGTCCGTCTATGGATACATCAGGAGCAAGAGGTGCATTTGATACTACGTCTTCTGATATTATTCAACGTCTAAAAGGAACTGATAATTTATTTTATAGTAAGTATACTGATCTGGAATCTGCTGCACTAAATGATATTAAATATTCTACTTTTACTAAATCAGAAAGAATGGATTTACTAAATCGTAATGTAGTAGAAGCAATCGAGGATGCAAGTAATAGTAAACTTAGTAAGTTAACCGAAGCAGAACGTAATTATGCAGAACATATTAGAAACAACTTTATCTACAAAGAAGACTTGGCAGTAAATCCATCCCAATTAGGTTCTATTGATGCAATACCTTTATTAGAAAGTAAATCTTTTAATAGTGGGAACTATACGCCTCGATATTATAATCAATCAAAGATTATGGATTTAAAAGAAAGATTAGTAGCAATGGGTGTTAAAGAAGAAGATGTAGCAACAGTTGCTAAAGATTTTGTTAAACAATCATTCAGAAAATCATATCTAAGTGATGCTGCAAGAAGAAGTGAAATTGATCAAAGAATACTGGCTAAAGTCGGTGGAAATAAAGCTAAACGTTTAACTACACCACTAACAACTGATTATGCAACTAAAGCTGAATATGATGTAGCAAAGAAAGCATTTGATGATCAACAAATTTTATTGAAAGCAGGTGTAGAAGAATACTTAGAGAAGTTATCTTATGGTGTCACAAATGCCGGAGAAGATAATATAGGTGGTATTGTTGCTAACTTATTTGGTCATGGTGATGGGGCAGTAAGTGCCAGAGGTGCGAAATTCTTAAAAGAACGTTCACCACTTGGAACTGATGAAGTAGTTATGTTGCCTGATGGATCTGCTTTTAGTGTTAATGATATTAGGGACTTTTCACTAAGAACGATCATACCTAGTTATAACTCTACAATGTCACATAAACTTGCTGTTCATGGCGTTGGATTTACCGACGAAACATTACGTTCTGCTGTTAATGAAAACTTAGCCCGTCTATTGAAAACAGGGGATAAACGTGGTGCTGAAGCATTAGAGAATGGCTATAAAGTCATTACTGGACAACAACGTAGAAATACAATGGAAGGTGTTTTAGATAACTTTCTCGCGGCGGCACAAACTGCTACTTTCGGTTCCCGTAACACCTACTTTGGAGCAATGACAGCAACAGAAGTTAACAACATGATTGTTCAAGGTTCTTGGCGTTCTATGCTCGATAACATACCGATGTTGCGTGATGCTTTTGCTTATAATACTAAAGCAGGACGGGAAACCTTAGAAGAACTTCATAACTTAACGTTCGGTTCATATCTGGATGATTCAATCAGGCCAACTTATCGTAATAGAGTAGATGCTATTAATGCCAGTCCAAATGCTACTACTAATCAGTTTGCAGTAAAGGCAGCGGCAGGAACACGTATCGTTGCTGATAACTTTTCACATTATAACCCATTTACCTATGCTTTAAGAGAAACGACTAACGGCGTTATTAATATAACCCGTAAAACAGTTATTTCAGATATTGTTCGTAATGTATTTGATGGCGGTAAAATGCCAAAGTATCTACGTAATGAACAAAAGTTGAATGGACTATCAGTTAGTAATGAACAATTTGATAGTATTAAATCGTTGATGAGAGATCACATCGAGTTTAAAGGAAGTGGTAATTATTCACTTAAAAACCAACAAGCATGGGTTTCTGATCCTCGTACAGCTATTCTTCATCGACTTGCTGAGAACTACGCAGACAGAGTTATTCTACGTCCAGAGACAATATCATCTGCACAGACTAAGTTATTCCCACGTGCAATGAACATGATAACTCAGTTTAAAATGTTCTCAGTTCGTTCTATAAACGGTCGTATGATGCAGCTCTACGGCGATACTAAGTTCAATCGTCAGTATATGGATAACGCAATGGAGATGACACTAGGCTTCTTTACTGCGGGTATTGGCTACTTGGGGCAGACCTACGGGCAATCTAAAACTATGCCCGTAGAACAGCGTGATACTTATCTTTCTCAGGCATTGAGTCCAAGTAATTTAGCTTGGAATATTGTCTCTCGTTCTAACGTTATTGGTGGGCCAATTGGGTTGGCTTCAACAGCTTACACGATTGCTACAGGTTCGGGGCCAGGGCAATTCCTACGTTCAACGGTCACACCATTGATCACTGATAAAAACGATAGTGCGATATTTAAAGGGGCAATGAGCCAAAACCCAGCATTTACAGGGACGGCAGGGCGTTTTGTTCAGCAAATGCCAGCACTTAGCTTTACTGCTAACTTACTGGCAGCACCATACTATACAGCTCGTATGCTTGGCAGTGATGAATACTCATATGATCGTTCTGACTTTGCAACGGCGGCTTTTAGTAACTGGCGTGGCGTATTACCTAATAATCCACTCACTTACCTATTCCTAGATCAAATTTTTAGAACTCAAGGTATTGATACTGAATACTTACGTAAATAACAAAAAGAAAACTACAGGAAGGGTGGGAAAGGAATTCCCGCCTTTATTTTATATGGAGATAAAAACAAATGGCATATGTAACGAATATTAAAACCGTAATCACATATGATCTAGATAACACTACTAAAATTTTTACAATACCGTTCGAGTATCTTTCACGGAACTTTGTAGTAGTAACTTTAATCGGTCAAGATAGAAAGATACTTACTAATATTACTGATTATACTTTTTCAACTTCTACTCAGATTGTTACTAATAGTGCTTGGGGTGATATTCAAGGTTATAACCAGATTGAAATTCGCCGTCAAACATCAGCACAAGAAAGGATTGTGGATTTTCAGAACGGTTCTGTTCTAAGGGCTAATGATTTAAATGTAAGTAGTATTCAATCATTACATTTAGCAGAAGAAGCACGTGATCTGGTTTCAGATACTATTGGTGCGGATAACGAGGGTAATTTAGATGCACGTGGTAGACGTATTGTTAACGTGGGGGACGCTGTTAGTGATGGTGATGCGGTGACACTAAGACAAGAAAAGGCGTGGGGTGAATCTGCATTAAATCAAGCTAACCGTTCTAAAGTTGAAGCTGATAAGTCTGCTGTTAGTGCAGTTGCAGCTAAGGCCAGTGAAACTAACTCTAAAGCGTCTGAGGTTGCAGCTAAGGTTAGTGAAACAAACGCTAAAACATCTGAGGTTGCAGCTAAGGCAAGTGAAGTTTCTGCTACTGCAAGCAAGAACACTGCAAACACCGCTGCAACTAATGCTGCAACTAGTGCTAATGCAAGCGAGACAGCTAAAGTTGCATCTGAGGCTGCTCGTGACCGAGCGATTCTTGAGGCAGATAAATTGGGAAACATTAACACCTTTGCGGTAACAATTGCAGGTGTAAGCGTTCCTACCAATGACGTTGAGTTTAAAGGTGCTCATGTTCTTAATGGACGCATTGAGACTAAGGGAACCAACGGAACTCTTATAGTGGATAGTTCGGGTCTGTTCAGGGACATGGTTACCATTAACTCTAAAGGTGCTACAGCCCTTGTGACGAGTGGTGACATTCTTATAGGAGTTAAGGCGGGAAACAATGAGGGGTCACAACTAAACTTTAATGATAAAAATAATACCGGAGCGGGTTTTATTGATGTTAACTCCATTGGTGAGTTGCGTGTTGTTAAGCAAGGACAGGAAGCGGGTGAGAAGATGACATGGAGTAATAACAACGACTTGACTATACGCTCAGGACGTATTCACTTTGCATCAACATCTTCAGGTATGAGTCAGGACGGTAATCTTTATGGTGCTATCTGGCGGGGGGGTAGCTTACATGCTGATGTAAACCAACGGGCAACTCAAGGTGACAACATGATTAGTAATGCGGCCTCTGCATGGAGTGGTAGCCTTACTGGTGGTGGTCAGTGGGATATTGGTATGCCTTTCAATATTAGTGGTCGCTTGTTGGGGTTCCGTATGCTTAAAGATGGACGTAGCACATGGATGAGTATTCAATTAGGGCCGTGGGGTGACCAAGAGTATGCAGTTGCTGGTAATGGCGATATGGATGTTAGGTTCCTACAAATCAACGGTGGGACAGCTCTGCGTATCTTTAACATTCGAAATGCAACCTTACAGGAAATACAAATCTGGCGATAACAACGAAGTAAACTGAATTTAAATGTTATTTGAAAACTGACAAAATAATAAAAACTACTTGGGGGCTAATTTAGCTCCCTTTTTTATAGGAAAAAATATGAATGGATTCGACTTGAATGCATTTGAGGATATGTTGCTTTGTATTAAATCAGAAACTGCTAACTTACTACTAGCTGATTTAATGGATGAAGAAAAAAGAACACCTCAATTGTACAACGCAATAATTAAATTTTTGGATATGAACAGAGATCACATCATTAAATACATGAATGATGATACAGAAACTACTGATACCTTACAGGAAGTATTAGACAGTATTCCCGATCTTCCAGAGATACAAAATGTATACCACTTTAAATAAGGATGTAAATAAATGGACGGCTTAAGCCTATCTGGAATGTTAGTTTTCATTGTTAAATTACTCATAGTAAGAATGATTTTTGGATCAATCATGCTTTTGATTTCAAAAATAAGAAAACTACTAAAGAAAGATAAAGTAGAAGGTGAAGTAGAACAGAATGATAGCAACAATACTAACAACTCTAAAAAACCTTAAAAATTATATTGTAATACTTTTAGTATCTTCTCTACTGATAATCGGCTCCTACCACTATGGTAATTCTACTGGATATACATCTGGCTATGAAAGACGAGATGAGATAGCGACGCAAGATATAAATAACATGAAGTATAACTACAATATCGAGTTACTAAGAGAGAAGGATTTAAAACAAAATGAAGTTAATAAAATCAAGGATGAATTCAATACTAAATTATCTAACCTACAAAAAACTACTGATAACGTTATTACTAATATTAATGCTGATAACGTCAGGTTGCGTATCCAAATCAAGAGAAGTTCCAGTAGCGATACCAACACAAGTGAGTGTTCAACTACCAGACAATCTAATGACTACGCCGAGCTTTCAGAACGATCTAGTAAGTTTCTTATCGGACAGTCAATAAAGGCTGATGATTGGGTAAATTCCCTACAGAAACTTGTTTTAAAACTAAATGAGGATAACCAAAAGCTGATGGATCAGCTTAAAGAAAAGAAATAAAAGGATTTATATGGCAGTAACTAAAAATAACTTATCAAAAGTAAAAGGCTCATTTGTCGCCTTTCTTTTTGTTCTATGGAAAGAATTAAAATTACCACAACCAACAAGGATTCAAATTGATATAGCACGTTCATTAGAAGATTGCGGGGCTGATGAAAGATATATCATTCAAGCATTCCGTGGTATTGGAAAATCATTCATTACTTGTGCTTTCGTAGTTTGGAAGTTATGGAACAACCCACAACTCAAAATTCTAATTGTTTCAGCAAGTAAAGATAGAGCAGATGCTAACGCATCGTTCATCAAGTCGATAATTGACCTACTGCCTTTTCTATCGGAGCTGAAAGCTAAACAAGGCCAAAGGGACAGTAAGCTACTGTTTGATGTTGGGCCAGCATTACCTGATGCAAGTGCTAGTGTAAAATCAGTAGGTATTACAGGCCAGTTAACCGGTTCACGTGCCGACATACTGATTTCTGATGATGTCGAGGTGGTAAACAACTCCGCAACTCAAACTACACGTGAAAAGTTATGGGAATCAGTAAAAGAATTTGACGCAATTCTAAAGCCAGGAGGACAGATAATCTTCTTAGGCACGCCACAATGTGAAATGTCGGTGTACAACGAACTTCAGAACAGGGGCTATCATACTAACATCTGGCCTGCTCGTTATCCTCGATCATTCCAAGAACTTGAACAGTATGGCAATAGGCTTGCTTCTATCATCTCAAACGATATGGAAGAACAAGGCCACGAGGCTCTATTCTGGCAGCCAACAGAACCTAATCGTTTTGATGATGAAGACTTAATCAGGCGTGAGATCAGTTATGGCAAAGCAGGGTTTGCTTTGCAATTTATGCTTAACCCGAATCTTTCAGATGAAGCACGTTTCCCACTTAAACTAAAAAATCTAATTATTGCCAGTGTAGAACGTGATAAATCACCTCTTACTTGGAAGTGGTTACCCAATCCAGACAAGACAATTAATGATTTACCAATGGTAGGTCTAAAAGGGGATAACTACTATCACGCTCATTCAAGTTCTGAACAGTTCCATGAATATACCAGCCGGATACTTATAGTAGACCCATCAGGCCGTGGTAAAGATACAACAGCTTATGCAGTCCTATACTGGAACAATGGATATATCTATCTCATGGATGTTGGTGGTTTTAATGATGGGTATGGGGACGTAACACTCAACGGTTTAGCGAAAGTAGCAGAACAACACAAAGTTCATAAGATTTGCATAGAGTCAAATTTTGGTGATGGTATGTTTTGTGCGTTACTAATGCCAGTAGTGAGAAAGATACACGCCGCTGAATTAGTTGAGATTAGAAGTAATAAACAAAAAGAAGTTCGTATTTGCGATACTTTAGAGCCAATCCTTGGTGCTCATAAATTAGTAGTTTCACACGAAGTTATTAATAAAGACTATCAATCATCAAAAGATGGTGAGGGTAAACATTCAGTCCAACATTCCTTGTTCTACCAACTAACCCGAATATCAAGAGAGAAGGGTGCATTACGCCACGATGACCGTTTAGACGTGTTAGCAATGGGGTGTGCTCAATTTGCTGAGATTATGAGTATTGATAGCCAAAGTCATATGGATTACTTAATGGAAGAGTTTCTAATAGAACATTTAGAAAGGAATATCAATACTACTCCTATTACAGCTAAACAGGCGGTAATGGGTAATATTACTATCAATTGGGATGATGATGATTATTCTAATTTAAACATGTTAGGTAATGATTGGGTATAACGTTTTAGTAGTTAACTACAGGGAGATATATCCCAATAAAGCATAATGGAGGATTGATATTATGAAGAAAATCAAACTAAGTAAAACTCAAATCCTCAAAACTATAAAGACCATTGGAAAGTATTCAATAGTATTACTTTCTAAAAAATCAACATGGCTTGCTATTGGTGCTGCTGGTTCTTTCATTTTCGGATATCACTTAGATGAAAATGGTAACTTAATTGTAGATCCAGATGGTCAGAATAATGTTGATGTGATTCTACATGGAATTGAGGTTATTAGTTGTGCTCTATTAGATGGTTGTTATTAATCATTTTTAGTTATTCCTTTTCTTTTCTATTTTTTAGCCCCGACTCCCTCAAAGGTGTTGGGGCTTTTTTCAATTAAATATATACAGAGGTAACAAAAATGATAACAGAAAAAACACTATCTTTCTTTTTAACACCAGAAGTATTATCAAACCTAAATCCAGTATTGAAACTTTCTAAACTGAATAGTAAAAACTACTTCAGTAGTGACCACAAATGGAAATGCATTCATTGTAAGAAAGAAATATATCATCCTATAGAAGTATTACCATTGATACATTGTCGGTGTGAGTATGATAAATGGGACTTTGATAATCAATCACTGTACATTCAAAAGATATACAGAGATGAAGATCAACAAGATTTAGTAGCTATCAAAATAGGTATAACCAAACAAGATGGTAACGTTAGAAAAAACTTTACTGATTCGTTTAGTATCTACCATCATAAATTATACTTTGAGGTTCGTATGGAGTATGACTTAGCAGCACGTATTGAAAAACGTATTAAACAAGAGTTACCAGTAGGGTTTCTATCTAAAGCTGAAATGAATGATGGTTATACTGAGACTTGTTCGCCAGATTTTTTAGATAAAATGCTGGCGATTTATGAGGAAGAGATCGCTTCTACTCAGAAGCCTTTTATGAGAGTGATGTGAATCTCAAATTTTAATACCTAACTCTTTGATTTTTTCTTCGAGTAAATGGTGCTCAGTGGGGGAGAGAATTTTTGTTTCTGTGATGAAATATTTAAAATATCTTGTAGTATCAGTTGATATCTTATAGCGAAGGGTTTTATCACCATCAAATAGACCTAACACAACATTAACTTGAAATTTATTTTTTGCTATAGAAGAAATAAAATTAAGTTGCTCAAAAAATGATTTATGTGAACATTTTATACTTGAGTGTGCCACTATATGTATAGTGGTTTTTGTGGGAATAATTAAAGGGAAGTATACAGATTGACCGATTCCATTACTACTATTAGGAGATGTGCCATTATATACAAACTTTAATTCGGTTAACACTAACCCTTCTGTATTTTTAATTTCAGAAAGATCAATATCCCTAACTGTAATATCATGTTCGGAATTATTAATTAATTCTATAGGCATGTTATGAGAAAAAGTGTTAGCTAAACATTTCGAACTGGAAGACACTGTAATTTCAGAATGGTTAATTTTACACTTATAAAGCTCATTTGTATCATTGATATGCTTGTTATATTCATCACGCCATACACGATAGCCAGCATAGAACAGTAAAGAGACAACTAATATAGGCATTAAAAAACGAATATACTTTAGATATGGGGTATCCAGTAAATTTATATCTTTATTGAATATAATTAGGGCTAATGTTAATAACATACCACCATAATTAATTGCCCTTTCAACAAAATTTTCATGGGTTTTTATTAGTGCAATTACGAATAGCTTTAAATATTTTATTATCATTTTTATTAGAACTTACCAGAGTTTATATTACGGAGGATATTACTATGGAATCATTCAGGGAACAACTAAGAATAGGCGTTTTGACAGTATTAACATCTACTTCAAAAATTAAGAGTAAAATCCAGAAAAAAGGATTTAATGCTAACTACACTATAGATAGTAGTGGATACTGCGATTTTCCAATACCAGAAGATAACTTTTTCCTTCTAAAATGCAGTAGGAACGATTCTAAGCGGTGTACAGGAATTGTTAGGTGAGTTCGTTTACATCGTTCAGTGATGCTCATATAATGCGTTACATGATGATTCGATGGCGTTTTCAGGCATGAATAACAATTACATCACCCTTACAGTAGCATTGATTGCTGCATCGGGTGTTATTATCTCCGTATTGGTCAACTTATATATTAATCACACAAACAGATCAAAATCACAAAATGAATGGAAACGTGAAAAACTACTGACTCTTGTCTCGGAGTTTATTGATGCTTTTAATGAAGAAGAACAGGAATCAAGTGCCTATAATGGTTATCATCCTGATCTTATCAGAGAAATGGTATTAGCTGATTTCAGAGGGGGGCAAAGCGAGAAATTAATATATAGAATTTGTATGCTGGTTGATTCTAATGATGCAGATACTATAATAGAACTTTATAATAAAATGAAAAGTAAAGTTGCGTACGTTACTGAAAGTGATTTCAATAGTATCGCGAATGGAAGTCCTGAAGATACGTTATATAAGGTAGATAATGAAGAAGTAATACAACTGATTAAACACATCAGCCGAATACTAAAGAGTATGAAATGAAAATTAAAAATATTGTAAAACAGGCTTCTGTATATGCTACTTCTCCATTTGTGGCTTTTAGTATTGGTGCAGTAGTAGTAATGCTTCTGGATGTTTACGTTACAAAGGGTATTGATAGTTCTTTAATATCGGCTTGTATGAATGTGGTAATGGCAACTACTGCCGTGTTGGTCTTTATAGAAGCAAAGGATTACATTTCAAAACAGACTTATCAAGATGGCTATAAAGTAGCTATTGAACTACAAAGCCAGTTATTACCTAAAACTAGAAGTTTGAATGTATTTGCATATAATGGGGCTGCTTTGATTTCAGTGTATACATTCTTTGATCACAGGAATAGACAGCTTAGACCTGAATTAGCTGATCGCATTAAGATTTATAGCGAGAAAAACTCTAAAGACTTAGTAGAGTTATGTGGTTTATATGACAGTATTAATGAAAAACTACGTCTGCTGGGTATGTATGGATGGGCTTCTACCAGTAGTGAGAAAGTAGCTGAGAAGTCAAAACATGATGAGTTGACTATGTTACTTGAAGATTTTGATGTGTTATTAACATATTTAAGCAAATTTAAAATAATTTATGATGAGGTATTGTGGCGAAATCATCCTGATTATATAGAAATAGAATGTGAAGGGGAGGATGCTAAACCATTATTTTCAAATTTGTATGAAGGGTATAGTCATAAAATATTTATTGAAAAAGTAAAGATAGTAGGGGAGGAGTTTTACGAAAAGTATAATAAATTTATAAAATCACATGAAGCATATTTCAGTAGTGATTCGGAAATTATAACTACTTACTTTGATAAGATATCAAAAAAATAATAAAAAATTTGAAACACCTTCTAAATGAAAACGGGTTCGCAGTTTCCCCCGTATAGCCCGTAAATTATATTTTGACAACTACTATACTACTGAATCATTAAAGGTAAAGTCCTATTTAAACTTTAATAATGAAATGTTTTCATCACCGTAAAAATATATTTTCGCCGGAGTAGGGTAGGGCGGTGCATATCCTGTGTATATCTTGTCTATTTAACATAATGAACCTTGTACGCACCGATTTAATATATTACTAAGTTAGTGGTTGCTGGGGCGGTAGGGCTATTTTGATTCAAGGATTCAGTAGTTTATTGTAATGTTATAATATATCAAAATGGTAAGAGCAAAACTAAAATCAAAATAAAACGGATGTTCCGATTTTTTACACTATCTATGGCCTTAAACTACTGAAATGTATATTCAATCTACTACTAAATAGTGGCTTTAAAGTAGTTTAACTTGCATCTATCACTTGTGAATAGGTTATCATCGATAGTATCAATTGGTGGGTGTTGAAAGCTAAGTTAAACTCTGAAATTATGTATTCGTTCTGAGGGTGTTCGATGAATTGGATAAAAAAACATAGCATTGAGTTCCAGAAAGATAAACTTCGAATTTTAATTTCAAAGGTTAACTGGAATTATAATAAGAATTATATAAAGAGAGTGTTAGATGATATATCTAAAGAAGCAAATGCTAATGGTATTGAGGTGTTTGTATATGACTATGAAGAAGATCCTACCGGTTTTGGATTTGATGGACTGAACCTACAAATTCATAATAAGTGGACTGGGAACATGATCCGAAAAAATGGGAACGATGGAGAGGAAATCTCTAATCATCATTATCAACGCGGTGCAGCACTGATGATAACCTATAGTGCAATTGGTCAGGTTAATGTCCTAATTGCTCCTGCAAAATCCGACGACTCATTAGCGAAACATAGAAGCCTTATTCTTTACTACACTCATGATGCAGCAACTATTACAAGAAAGCGGATTGAAAAGTGGGGTAGCTACTTGTTTTATTATCACCGTTATACTGGTGTATTACATCGCAGAACGTGGAAAGACCGCTTGATGGTCAACTGGTTGAAAACAAGAATGTATTGTATTGAGTATCTTAATCCAAAAGAAAAATTCACAAGATACTCAGGTTTATACATACCAACATTAGCATTAGTAGTATCTATCATTGCTCTTATTGTTTCTCTATTAAGTATAAAAGGTAGTTGAGTATCGATAGTTGAACAAACACGGCGTAGTAGTTAGGTATATTAGTAGTAAAATTTCAAAGGCTTTTACTGAGAGAGTATTCTTAGTTAAAGCCTTTTTTTGTTTGTAGTTAGTAAATACATCTATAACAACAATAAGAGGTGCTTTAATGAATCAAGGAATAGATTTTAGTTTAAATTATAAAATGGATATAAGTGTTATCAAGAGTATTCATGCAGTATATCAAGTCATGTTTAAGTTTGAACAAGATAAGATAGATGGGACGACTTTCTATTGTAATGTTTGCATAGGTAGTAGTGAATACATCGTAAACTACTACAGTGTTGACAGTAACGATAGGATGAAAGTATTGGATGATGGGAAGATTATGATTAATCGAGATAACTGCGGGGAAGATGTCTGCTTTGGTCTTTCTACTGTTCATCCATTTGTGGATTTAGATCTTTTGGAGATGATACGGCTGATAGGGCTGAATATGCCGGAGGTTTGA